GGTGCGGTGATAGTGGAGAACGGTAAACCTGCGGTTGAGTTTAATGGCACAAGCACGGAAATTAGCGCGCCAACAGTAGGCTTGTCCGTAGCCACTTGTTTTATTCATCATACCAATTTTGATGCAAACGCGAGAATGTTTGGACAGTTTGACCAATTCGAAAATTCGTTTCTATACGACACAGTCACTGGATATTGGGCTTTCAATAATGGCAGTATAAACTTAAGTGGATTGTCAAGTACAACAAGCAAATTGGTTTATGCGCTATTTGATAATAGCGGGGGTGAACTTGGTATAAATGGAGCCACAGCAACAAGCGGCACATTAGGCGTCTTTAATAGTCAAATGGATTTGCGTATTGGAAGGAGAAGTAACAGTTATTGGAAAGGAACAGCATCTGAGTTAATAGTCTATGACTCTGACGAATCAGCCAACCGCACAGGAATTGAAAATAACTTGAACACTTTTTACAGCATCTACTGATGAACGGCTATATCATAGTACTCCCCGAAGGAACGCTAACAAGCGAACACCGAGCCAAAGCCATAACGCGCGAACTGTACAACATCACCGCGCCATTGGTTACGCAAGAACCCTATCAAAAGGATGGGACGGTATTCGGCGTTATCGAACACCCTGACGGCATTCAATTCGCTTTGCAGGTGGATACGGAATACAACATCCCCGTCAGCCCATTGGCGACGCTTGAGAAGCTCATCACCCTAATGCTCGAATTGAGCGAGGTAGAAATCCGACAGCTTTCTAGCTACGTCCTCAACGCGCAATCCTTTCCGTTTGGGGCAATCGTTCCCAGCACTACGACCGTAAGAGACCAAGCATATATGATTGAACACGGTTGGTTCCCTGAAGATCCCGAATTATGAAAATACTAAAAGTCCTCCTCCTCTTTGTTCTCGCTATGGTAGCAATTCCCGTCGGGATCGTGTACTCGTTTGGCGAGTCGCTTTACTTCATCGCCTCAGATATCCTCAGAAGCATTTGGAGAGCCATATACGACCTCTTTAGAGACGTTTCGACCATTGTATCCGTTACGGCCTCAAAGTTCCTTAATCGGCTTCTAATGGATAAAGGCGTGCCTTTTGGTAACCATTCCGTTTCTGCGGTATTGGGAGCCAACCAACGAGAGAAGACCCTCACGCGCTTGGGGGCGTGGCTTACCTCGTTACTCGATAGCGTAGAGGACGACCATTGCCGCAAGGCTTCGGAGAGGGCGGGCATATGAAAAACCTGAACGCGGTACTCACCAAATTCGCGGATGAAGTTGTCAAGTCGGCAAGGCGTCATCTCGGAGGGAGGAAGATAGGGAAGAACAAGAGCTACGGTGTAGCGTCTGGAACGCTCAAGCGTTCTCTTTCTTACCGCATCCGCGTACAAGGCGACACGATCAAATCGATCACCTTTGGAGCAAAAGGCAAAGCCAATAAATACGCGGCCTTTTTGCATTGGGGGGTAAACGGCACACGGAAGAATCAGAAGTCGCCTTTCTTCAAATTCAAGAAGCAACCTCCTTCCTCGGTATTTGTTCCGTGGATCAAAGCGAAGGGGATTAAGCTCAGGGATAAAAAAGGGCGATTTAAAAAGCAGACGGAAAGCAACGTCAACTCTTTAGCCTTCCTCATAGCTCGCTCGGTCAAACGTAAGGGAATCGTAGGTCTTCGGTTTTATGAGAAAGCCTTTATAGCCGTTTCCAAGCGATTCGATAAGAAGATGGGCGACGCAATAGCGGAAGACATTAAAGATAAGTTCAAGTTGAAACTCGGTAACATCACAATAAAATGAGCGCGGTATTTGTAGACTCTCCCGGCGAGAATTGGTTCCCAGCAGGGCAACGCTTGATATATACCCTCGGTTCTCAAACGACACCCCTCGACGCGGCCTATCGTTTCATTATCCAAGTAGAAGAGAACGGCACGGAGATATCAAAAATCTACCTCACCCCCAACCCGAACGAACGCTCGTTCTTTGATTTGTCTGAAGTCGTAAAGGGGAGGACCGAAGTCGACCCGTTTCGATACAACACCACGACGGCGATTCACAGCTTCAATAACCAACCGTTCACCCGCGCCAATAACGGAGTCAACCGCTATACGGTACGGCTAGGGTATTATGATGGCTCTGAGAACCTCGACGAAGATAACCAGACGCTATACCTTGTCGATGGGTACGAGCAAATTTCGGACGGCCTTCACCCTTCATTCGCGGACTTCTACGGCACGCAATCCAACAGAAAGGTATGGCTCACGGATCGCGTTCCTTCGAGCGACGTTATCGAAATAAAAGCGGGCATAGAAGACCAAGGGCTTGCGGCGTTCCTCAATACCGACGACACAGGTTCGCTTATCGAGCGGCTTCTCTTTAAGATATACGACACCTCCGGCACGTTAGACGATACCTTGACGTATGACCTCAACACAACAAACGGGGCGCAATTGCCAAGCGCGGCGGCATCGAGCAATACGAACGGAACTCTCGTATATTCCTACGCATACCCCGGAGCTTTTTCCGCACTTGTAAACGCCCTCAACGCTGTCGTGGGTGGGTGGAGTTATTACGACGTAATTCCTTCGACGGGGCTAAATGTGCAGACAGGAAACGTCCTTCGTGTGACGAACGACTGCCGATATACAAAGAACGAAGCCGTTCAGCTCGGTTGGGCAAATACCCGCGGCGGGTGGGATTACCTCCGCTTCAACGGCAAAAAACAAAAGACCGTCTCCAGAGAAGAGAAGACCTATCGAAAGATTGTCGGCGATTACTCCGCTTCTACCTTCTCTTTTGGAACGAGCGAGAGGCAAGTCAAGCCCTACCAACTCGAAGCAAAAGAATCGTATCAACTGAACGGGATTCTCACTATCGAAGAAATTACGCTCATGCAGTATTGTCTCCGGTCGAAGAACGTCATGGCACGAATTGACGGCTTCTGGGTTCCCGTCACCATAAAGACGAACACGATGCAAATCGAAGAGGAAACCGTCTCGAAGGTTTTTGTTATTACGTTCGACGTTGAACTCGCTCAAATCATCCGATGCTAAGACTTACGATAGAAGGCAATGAAATTGAGCTGTACGAGAACGAGCCGATAAACCTCTCGTATCAGTTTAGCAACCTCCAAGAAATCAACGCTTCGGCTTCGAGCTTCTCGCAGACCTTCCGCGTTCCGCTTACCAAGAAGAATCAAGAATACTTCGGGGCGGTCAATGAGTTTGGCCTTATAACTACATGGGATCCCAAAACGAAAGCCTCTGCCGAACTGACTTCAAGCACCATTCCGATAATGCGCGGCTTCGTTCAAGTGAAGGCGGTGTACGTGCAGAAGGGTAAATACGCAGACGTTGAAATCGTTTTCTTCGGGGAGACGGCCAACCTCTCGCGGGATATCGGCGACGGGATGCTGACAGACCTCGACTTATCGACGTATGACCACGATTTGAACGCTACAAACCTTGAGGCCAGTTGGGCGGGTACTTTATCAAACGGAGTCATTCGTTACGGGTTACCGGATAAAGGTTTAAACTGGACTTATTCCAATATTTGGACATCTTCAAACCCACTTGAACACGCGGACTTCACGCCCTACTTTCGAGTTTCTGCACTCTTTCAGACCATTCTAAGAGGGGCGGGATATACATACGATTCGAACTTCTTCGACAACGAAGATAACTTGTACCTATGCCTCTATAACGGGCTACTTACACCAGCAAGCAACGACGACACCGATTTCTCTATTGATCAAATGCTCGTAGGCTTAAGCAGTAATTTAACCGGGTTAACCGCGCATCCTAATTTTACGAGCATAACAGCGTTTAGCGAAAGCACTCCTTTCTACGATCAAAATAACAACTTCACAAGCGGAACGACGTACACCGTGCCTTACCGCGCTTATTATCGCTTTAGGGTGAACGTATACGGGCGCTTAGACCACGATACAGGAGACTTCGTTTCCATGCGACTCTCTAGAAACGGCAACGAACTTTGGACGTTTATAGACGATTTCGAAAGCCCGGAATTCAACGACATAACGCACGCCCTACTTTCTCCGGAGTTCGTTATGGAACAGGGCGATACTGTAGAATTTCAATACGTAGTGGGCAACTCTTCTCACCCTCTAGCGCTTGACGGGGGTACGGAAATAAGCAACCTTACAACGTGGTGGCAGGTAGCTTATATCTCGACGATTGGCGTAAACATTAACGTGACTGAAAACCTGCCGGAGATTAAGCAAATCGATTTCGTGTCTGGTTTGCAAAAGATGTTCAATCTCGTATTCATCCCCGACAGAAACAACCCGAAGCACCTTGAAATTGAACCCTTTACCGACTACCTAGCTTCCGGAAGCCAAAAGGATTGGACGAATAAGATAGACCTCTCGAAGGATATACAAATCCAACCAACAACCGACCTTCAAGCGAGGCGATACGACTGGACACACTCACAAGGAAAGGATGTTTTAAACGAGGCGGTGTTCAAAAGTACCTCCCGCGTTTATGGACGTTATCGCGTAGATGATCCCGGAAACGACTTCGCTTCAGGAAACAAAGAAATAAAGTCGCCCTTCGCCCCTCACGTCGTTTCAAGAATTCCGCAAACGGGTTATCTGGTTCACCGAATGTTGTTGAATACAACCGAAACAGACAAGAGCCTGAAAAAACCTCTCCCGCGCTTGGCGTATTGGAATAGCCTTAGTGACGGAGATTTGTTTTATCAAAACGACACCAATACGGCAACGGTAACCGCTACCGAATACCCGGTATTTTCTCAATACTCCTCATTGGATGCGAACGTATCGAATAAAGACTTGAGCTTCGGCCCAGAACGCCCGTTCCACATCATCCAAGCGAGCCCCTTAAATACGCTTTACTACAAGTATTGGAGACCGTTCGTCAATGAACTGTATTCTTCGGATGCTCGGAAACTGACCGCCTTCTTCCGGCTTACGCGATCCGAATTAGCGACGTTCGAATTCTCGGATAAAATCTACATAAAGGATACCTATTGGAGAATCCTATCTATCTCGTATGACGCGACAAGCGAAGACCTCGTGAAGGTGGAGATGCTTAAAGTCTTGGGGGATATTCGGGACTGCACCTGGCTTCCTATATCTATCGACAAATCAAACGGACAGATTCGCTTTGAAAACGTCGCAGGCACGCAGGTATATCAACTAAGCCCGAACTTTAGTTCGTGTTGCACGAAGTACGGATATATCTACAACGAAACGAATCAACGCTGTTACCAACCTTTTGAGCAATGAGGAATCTCGACAACCATCGTTATATAGGAGAGGCGATTCAACTGCTCCAGAACAAAGGCGAGAAGACGAAAGTCCCCCTTTGGTTTAAGGTCTTGGATTGGTTCCTCGCTATTGTCTACATCTCAGGGGTTTGCTTCCTCCTCTTTAAAACTACCGCATGGCTACTCAACAAGATATTCTTCTAACATACCGAACGGATACGGGAGAGGTAACGCGGTCTCTCGGTGACATTGTTTCGGGTCTTGAGGGGGTAGATAACAAGATTGAAGAAACCGCCCAAGGAACGAAAAAGATTGAAGGAGGGTTAAAGGCAACAGGCAAAACGGGTTCAATTGGGTTTAACGCCATCGGAACAGCCATAAAAGCGACGGGGATCGGGTTGCTTGTTGGAATTGTTGCGAAGCTCATTGAGAAATTTACAGAGAACAAGAAAGTCGCGGAAGCTCTTGAGGTTGTTTTCGCTGGAATTGGTGCGGTAATAAACACCATTTTTGAGTTGGCCGAACCTTTGGGAGAAGCGTTAATGAACGCATTCAATAACCCAATGGAGGCACTCAAGAACATTGGGAAGGCTATCAAGGAAAACATTATCAACCGCCTTGAAGGTTTACTGGAATTTATTCCGGCCGTTGGTGAGGCTATTAAACTCGTATTTCAAGGGGAATGGACACAAGCGGGAAAGGTAGCCGCCGATGCCGCCGGGAAGATGGTTCTCGGAGTTGAGAATATTACGGACAAAGTAGGCGAAGCCGCTGAAGCTGTGGGAGAGTTTGCGAGCGATTTTGTGGATTCCACAAAGACCGCAATCAAATCTTCAAATGACTTAGTAAAAGCTCAACAGAGGCTACGGGATCAACAGCGCGATTTGAACGTAGAGTATGCCGAAGCACGGGCAGAGATAGAACAACTCAAACAAAAGCGGGACGACGAAAGACTTTCGATTCAAGAGAGGATTGCCGCCGCTCAAGAAGCCTCGGACAAAGATTCAGAATTCGCACAAAAGCGGATGGATATCGCGAACGCGGAAGTAGGCTTAATTCAAAGAGAGATAGCCCTTCAAGGAGAAACAGAAGAGCGTCTGGATCGCCTTGCTGAGGCACGTATCGCCGCCGCTGAAGCGGCAGAAAGTAGCGCGGCAGTTCAGACGGAATTAATGACCTCTATCGCAGGACTCCAAAACGAAGAACTCGCACGGCAACAAGAACTCATCGAAAAGGAGCGCGACCGTATCGACGGCATTATTTCCCGACAGTCTGAAATCGACAACATTGTTGAGGCGGGTATTAATCGGGAGATAGAGAAAGTCAGAGAGAAATATCGCATACTTCAAGAAGAAGCCACGGCAAACGGTCAAATCCTGGTAAATACGGATGAGGCAATGCAAGCCGAAATAGACGCGATTCGTGAGAAATACGCGAAAAATGATGCCGCAAGAAATAAAGCGGTTTTAGATTCACGCGTTCAGCTTGCAACGCAAGCACTCGGAGCGTTATCCGCTTTAAACGATGCTTTTGCAGGTGACTCAGAAGAGCAACAAAAGAAGGCGTTTCAACGTAACAAAGCTATCGGGATTGCGAGTGCAATAGTAAACACAGCGGGAGCGATTATTGGCGCACTGAACCCGGCTGTTGGTGGTCTCGGAATTCCCTTGGGTTTACCGGGTGCGGCTATTGCCGCCGCAACGGGGGTCGCAACAATCGCAACCATTGCGAAAAGCCAATTTAAAAGCTCAGGCGGTGACCCTCCCGATCCCCCATCTACGGGAGGAGGATCCGCACCAACACCAACGACCCCACAACTCGACCTCGGATTCTTAGGGGGTGGAGCAGGGCAGACGGGCTTTCGGACTTACGTTGTCTCTTCAGAAGTAAGCAACAGCCAACAGGCAAACCAACGAATAAACGACCAAGCGTCATTAGTAGGATGAACATATTAGAACTGATAATCGACGAAGAAGCGGAGATGTACGGAATCGATGCGATATCTCTCGTAGAGCAACCCGCCATCGAAAGCGATTGGGTCGCCCTAAAGAACCAGCAACTCCAATTTAAAACGCAAGACGAAGAGAAGCGGCTGATTATGGGCGCGGCTCTTATTCCCGATAAGCCTATCTATCGAAAGACGGGAGAAGAGGAATACTACGTCTATTTTTCAAAGAAGACCGTACGAAGGGCGATGGAACTCTACTTCAAGAACGGCAACCAAGCGAACGCCACGCTCGAACACGAGCATAAAATCAACGGCCTGCACCTCGTGGAGAGTTGGATCGTAGAAGGAGAGCAAGACAAGTCGCGGATATATGGCCTCGATGTACCTGTAGGTACGTGGATGGTCTCGATGAAGGTAGAGAACGACGCTATCTGGGAGAAGTTCGTTAAGGAAGGCGCGGTGAAAGGCTTCTCTATTGAGGGGTATTTCGCTAACAAGTACGAACTCGCAAAGGCTACCGTAAAAAAAGACAAGCGATATAAAGAGGGACAGCGCGTCGATATGGAGTCGTATAGCGATTACCCTGACGCGGTGAAGAACAACGCAAAGAGGGGCATAGAATTGAACGAGAAGCAGGGCAATAAATGCGCTACGCAAACGGGAAAGGTACGCGCTCAACAGCTTGCCAACGGCGAACCCATCTCGCAAGAAACCATCGAACGAATGTACTCGTATCTCTCAAGGGCGGGGGAATATTACGACCCGAACAGCACGACCGAATGTGGAACTATCTCCTATCTCTTATGGGGAGGGAAGGCCGGGCTTCGTTGGGCAAAATCTAAGCTAAGCGAATTAGAGCTTCTCTCAGCCGTTGAAATCGAACTCGGTATAGAATACCTCTCCGAAAAACTTAAGAGTAAGGAATGACCCTTTAAAATCGTTATTAATACAAATCCCTCGAAGATGACTCTAAAAGAACGCATCTCCGACTTGTTCGAAAAATACTCCGTTGAATTGGAGGTCGAAACTAAGGAGGAGGTAAAATTTGCAACTGCTACGCTTGACAGCGGGCAAGAAATCCAAACCGACGCGGAAGCCTTTGCCGTCGGTGTTTCTGTTTTCGTAGTAAATGACGAAGGCGAACAAATCCCTCTCCCAGATGGAGACTACACCCTCGCCGACGGCTCTATGTTAGTAGTAGCAGAAGGTGCCGTTTCTGAAGTAAAAGAAGCCGAAGCCGCTCCAGAGGTAGAGGCCGAAGAAGACAAGGAAGAAGAAATGAAGGCTGAAGAAGTCGAAGCGTCTTCCGAGGTATTAACACGCGAAGCGGTAGCCGGTATGATTGCCGAAGCCGTCGCAGAAGCGAAGAAAGAATTCAGCTCTCAAATTAAAGAGCGAGACGCGAAGATCACCGAGTTGAGCAAAACCGCTTCAGCTAAAATCTCTCGCGCACCTAAGATGGAGGTAAAAGCTCCTGTCGACATGACCAAGTTATCAATGAAGGAGCGCATCGCCGCGATCCAAAATCAATTCTCTAAATAATGGCTAACGCTGTAATTACTTCAAACTACGCAGGAACCGCGGCTCTACCTTACGTCGCTCCTGCCATTCTCTCTGGCGATACCATTGCAAATGGTTACGTCGAGGTTCTCGAAAATGTCCGATACAAAGCCAACCTCCGCAAGTTCGACGGCGTTGCTTTGCAAGCGGCCGGATGTGAATTCTCAAACTCAGGAGGCTCTTTAACTTTGAGCGATGTTGTATTGACTACAACAGCTCTCCAAGTCAACGAGCAAGTCTGCAACAAAGACCTTCGTACTGCATGGGAAGCCGAGCAGATGCGCGGTCAATCGTCAAACTCACCCGCTGACTTCCAAGCGTTCGCCGCTCAGTACGTAGCCGCAAAGGTTGCCGAAGGAGTTGAACGCAACTTGTGGCACGGTAACTTCAATCACACCGACGGCACAACAGGAGGAGCAACTTACACGAGCTTCAACGGTATCTGCCGACTCTTGGTGGACGGATATAACGCGGGTACGATGCAACAGCTTGCAGGTGCAACAGACGCGACGAATATCCTTGCTCGTTTGGCAGGTTTAGCCGCTGAAGCTCCTCTCGCTATCGCAGGAGACCCAGACGCGAAAATCTTCATGTCACGAGCGATGAAGCAACTCTATTACACAGCTTTGGCTGGCACTTCTGAGTTGACTTTCCACGCCGCAGAAGCCGCTAATTTCTATAACGGCTATGAAATTATCACACCGGGAGGAATGGCAAACGATGCGTTTATCTTGTCGAAGAAAGAGAACCTCTACTTCGGAACAGACCTATTGACGGATCACATCGAAGCGGCTGTTTTGAACTTGATGGGCGTAACGGGTGACGATGTTACTCGAATCATCATGAAGTTCAGTGCAGGTACTCAAATCGTAGACGCTCCGTCTGCTGGTTTCGCTTACCGCACATCCTAATTAATCGGGGAGGGGCTAAATCCCTCCCCTTAATTCCTCAAAATATGGCTTGTAGTATTACAGTTTCGGGGCGTTCCTTCCCCTGTAAAGATAAAATTGGAGGAATCAAAAGGGTTTGGATTGCTCAATTCGAGGCCGACGAATGGGGTACTATTGCCGCAGGAGTTATCCCCGGAGCGGGAGCAGACGGCGACGGTGCTACTCCCGTTGTGTTCAAGAATTTCGAACTCACTAAGAACACGGGATCGTTTCAACAAACCGTTACCTCTTCCGTTGAGAATGGTACTGTCTTCTTCTCGCAAGTCGTGGAGTTGACTATGCCAAGCCTTGACGCGGTAGTCAATACGGAAATCTACGAACTCATGAAGGGTCGCTTGTCTATCATAATTCAAGACAACAACGATAATTATATCCTCATGGGTCACACGACCGGAGCGGAAGCGACGGGAGGCACAGTAGGAACGGGAACGGCAAAGGGTGACCTTAACGGCTATCAGTTGCAATTCACAGCGGAAGAAGCTATTCCGGCTCCATTCGTTTCATCTACAGACTCGCTCCTCACGTTTACGACTGTTGTTTGATTTTCCTTTTTGGTTTTAGGTTAAAAGGACGGGGGAGGGCGCAAGTCCTCCCCTTTTTTATTCTCAAATGATACACCTCAACCCCAATTCAGCCACCGAGCAATTTATCTACCTGACGCTTCAGGAGATGAAAAAAGACCTCGACCCGTTTACCCATTATTTGATAATTTTGGAGAACATGGCAAGCACGGATAAACACGCCTTCGTTGGAGATGTAGAAGTCGACAACGCTCGATATACAAAAATCAGCGTCTACACGAATCAACCTCTCGGATCGGCAAGCCGTGTCCTCTTAACTGAAACGGGGTTCTATACGTATAAAGCATACGGCCAAAACAGCTCAACGAACCTCGTGGCTACGGATGCGTCGGTAGTTGGTTTACTTGAGCAAGGGACGCTTAATGTAGTCGGCGCGACAGGTTACACGATCCCAGACATCACAATCCCCGATAACGTCATATATTACGAGTAATGGAATTAATACAACTCAACCAATACCAAGAGCGGAGCTACGCAGAGACTGCCAGCGTCGAAGGGTTCGTGAATTACGGGGCAGACAATCTGTTTCCTCAGTACCTCGTTGACCTCTTTCATTCGTCCGCTACTCACAACGCATTGTCAACAACTATTGCGATGATGATATTCGGCGAAGGGTTCGACGCTTCGAGCTTAGAAGGTCGCCTCGCTTTTGACCAATGGAATCTAAACGACGAACTCCGAAAGGCTTGTCTCGATTTTAAGATTCAGGGCGGCTTTGCTCTCGAAATCAATTGGTCGCTTGACAGGACGACTATCGCCAACGTCTCGCACTTGCCCTTTGAGAATATCCGTTCGGGCTTTGTCAATGAGGATGAAATCGTAGAAACGTATTACTACTCTAAAGACTGGAGCAATAAGCAGGAAGAGCGCGTCGAGATTCACCGCTTCCACAAGGAGATGAACATCGAGTTTCCTACGCAGATTCTATACGTGAAGCCGTTCTCTCCAGGGTCTTTCTACTATCCCAAGCCGGACTATATCGGCTCAATTAATTACATCGAACTCGATAAAGAAATAGGGGTCTACCATATCAACAACATTAAGAACGGAATGAGTCCTTCGTTCTCAATTCACTTCAAGAACGGTATCCCTCCGCAAGAGGAGCGCAATCGAATCCGGATGGATATCGAGCGACAACTTGCAGGGGCAAGCAACGCGGGGAAGTTCATCGTCACGTACTCAGACGATCCCGAAAGAAAGCCAGACTTCGAGCCGTTCCAATTGTCGGACGCTCACAATCAATACCAATTCCTTTCCGAAGAAGTGACCTCGAAGATTATGGTCGGTCACCGCGTTACGTCGCCTCAGATGTTCGGGGTCTCCGTGCCGGGTAAGTTAGGGGGCGGTGGAGAGCTTGAGACAAGCGCAGAACTCTTTGAAGAGAATGTCATCTCAGGCTATCGCGAGGTAGTCATTGAGTCGGTTTATACGCTTATGCGAGCCGCTGGAATAGATACGAAGATTGAGCCGCTTGGAGGAGCAGTAGAAGAAGCCAACGTCGAACAATCCTATACAGGAATTCAAATCAGTTCAGCGGTTGACGTTATAGCGAAAGTTGGAACCGGAGAATTGACACGCGACCAAGCAATTCAAATCCTCGTTTCGATGCTTGGGTTCGGTTTAGAGCAAGCCCAAATCATGTTTGAAACAGATATCCAACTCTCAAAGGAAGAGCCGCAAGAAGTGAACCTCGATGGATGCGTCGACTACCTAACGGAAAAAGGCGAGGAGATGGGCGAAGAATGGGAGTTGATTGATGAGGTGGAGGTCGATTACGAACTCGAACAGACCAGAGACGCGCTTTTCGCTTTTGCGAAAGTACCAAGTAGCAAACCGCAAGCAGGGTCGGAGCAAGATACCGAGATTATTAAGGTGCGCTATTCGTATGCTCCGGGGACTACCTCAGCAGATTCGCGGGAGTTTTGTAAGAAGATGGTATCTGCAAACCGCGTCTTTAGAAAGGAGGATATACTTGCCGCAGGAGATAGAGCCGTGAATCCCGGATGGGGGCCAAATGGCGCGGATACTTATTCGGTATGGTTGTATAAGGGCGGTGGATCGTGTCACCATTTTTGGAAGCGTCAAACGTACCTCCGCAAGAACAACAAAAAAATCTCGGTCAATCAAGCGAAGAAATTGATTCGGGAAGCCGGGGTCGATGCAAAGCGACTCGAAGACAACAACAAGAAAGTAGCACAACGCCCGGTAGATATGCCGAACAACGGCTTTTTAAACCCTCGATAAATGGCACTTACTCCCGAAATCCTCTTCGTGAATCCCGACTATATCAAGCGGATCACCAACATAAACGGAAGCATCGAGGACGCTTACCTCGTTCCTTCAATTATCCTCGCTCAGGACAAGTACATCCAGCTCTATTTGGGGACTGACCTCCTCAATAAACTCAAGGCCGATATTCAAGCGGGTACGCTCTCCGGCGATTACGCCGTCCTCATGGATTCCTACGTCCGCAAGGCTACCCTTTGGTGGGCTATGGTCGAAATGATTCCTTCGCTTTACGTGAAGATGGATAACGGGTCTCTAGTTATTCGGATATCTGAAGACACTACGAGCATAACCCCGGACGATTTGCATCGAGAGGTGGAGCGGGCGCGACAAAATGCGCAGTTCTATACCTTCCGACTATATGACTACCTCTGTAATAATTCCTCGCTGTTTCCTGAATACACTTCGAACACGGGGGCCGATATGCTTCCACAGCCTGCCGACTATTACCAGAGCGGAATGAGTATTTCGGGAAGCAGTAGATATCCGCGTTTGGTAGATTTAAGAGCGTTCTTCGGATGAGAAAGAACCGCAAAGAGAACATAACGCTATTGAAAAAATTCCTCGATGACATCGACAGAAATAATCCTCACAATTCTCCCAAGCGCGATAACGATCGTGATGGTGTGGGTAAACCTAAACCGAGAAATTGAAAAGCTAAAGGGGCGAATCATTCGCGTAGAGTCCGATAAAGACGAGCTTAAGAAGATGATGAAAGAGGTCATCGAGTCCGTTCACAAAATCGAAATAATGCTCGCGAAAAAATGAGATACTTTACCCTTGACGAATTCGATTCCCCCGACTCTCCCGGCTCTGGCGAGATGATGGATCAAGACTTCTTGTCTATGCTTGACGAGGCTCGCGATTGCGCTGGGATTCCCTTCATCGTGAACAGCGGATTTCGAACAATTTCCTATAATCAAGACCTCAAAAAGAGGGGATACCCCGTAGCGAAGAACTCTTCTCACTTGTTAGGGCTTGCCGCCGATATACACGTAGAAGATTCGAGGGCGAGATACATCATTCTCGAAGCACTTTCTGAGGTAGGCTTTAATCGAATAGGAATCGGGCCTAACTTCATCCATGTAGATTTAGATGTAAATAAGTCGCAACATAGAATCTGGACGTATTGAATAACTTTCGCCCCCGCTTAGATCCCAAACTCGCAAAGGCTATCAAGAGCCTCAAGAAGAACGAGCGGCGGATTCTTTGCATAGGGGATTTACATTGTCCTTTTGAGCTGGACGGGTATCTCGAATTCTGCGTGGAGACCTACGAGAAGCATTACTGCAACCAAGTCGTCTTTATCGGGGATATCATAGACAACCACTACTCAAGCTATCACGAGAGCGACCCCAACGGCTTGGGAGGGGGCTACGAATTACAACAAGCTATCCAGCACGTAGCGCAATGGGCTGAGGCTTTTCCTGTGGCTAGCGTTATCCTCGGAAATCATGATCGAATTATTATGAGAAAGGCGTTCTCTTCGTCCGTCCCTCGTGAATGGATACGCGACTACAACGAGGTTCTCGGTACTTCGTGGAATTGGGTCGAGCGCATTGAGTACGACGGCGTGCAATACGTCCACGGGGAAGGAGGCACGGCAAGAACCAAAGCGAAGAACGATATGCAGTCAACCGTTCAAGGCCACATCCATACGCAAGCCTACGTAGAATGGATGGTCGGAAACAACTTCAAGATTTTCGGAATGCAGGTAGGGTGTGGTTTGGATCGTGACAGCTATTCGGCGGCATACGCGAAGCACTTTAAAAAGCAGGCTATAGGGTGTGGGGTAATCATCGGCGGGCATACCGCTTTCAACGTACTTATGGACTTATGAAACTAAAAGAAACTAAGCTCGGTAAATGGTTCAGGGATAAAAGCCCCGACGTACTCGAAGCAATTGGGGAACTCGTACCCGGTGGGGAACTGCTCAAAGCCTTGGGGGTACTCATTGACAAGAGTACCGAAAGCGAGGAAGAGAAAGAAAAGGCGCGGCTCTTGCTTCTCGAACTTGCCAACGCAGACAGAGCCAGCGCAAGGAATCGGGAGGTAGAGGTTACGAAGGCACTTGGAAAGCGCGACTATATGCAGATGTTCGTCGGCATTGCGGCTATGAGCATCGGCATCGTCCTCGTAGCATGGGCGAAGTCAGGGGTCGAAGACAAAGAAATCTTTTTTCATATCCTCGGATTCGCGGAAGGTACCCTCGTGGGGCAAGTCGTCAACTACTATTTCGGAAGCTCTCAGAAATGACGTATCTTCCCGGTTGATAGTTATCTATCTGTTTACGTTTGTTGTTCAATGAGGGGGAGGCCGAACGCGGCTTCCCTCTTTTTTTGCATAAAAACTCAAGAAAGTTTTGGATAACTAAAAAACTTGCGTACATTAGCGCCATGAACAACAAACAAATGGAACAGCACGAAATCCAAATCGATTGCAACGTCTACCTCGAAGTAGAGTATTCAATCCAATACGGAGAAGAGGGAACGTATGACACCCCTCCAAGCCCTTCGACATTCGAGATCCAACGAATATGGCTCAGAAGCGGCGAGTCAGTTATCGACGTAACCGAAGTGAACCCCGCTTATTTAGACTTCCAATTCAAGCGCATCGAGGAAGAAATCGAAGAAGAACTCACGAACCGATGAACGAGATTAAAGAAGACGTTCTCAAATACTGGGAATGGGCACAAGAAGAATTCGAAGGGGCCGATATCGACCGCCTCCGCTTTGAAGTAGACTCCGCAATAATTAACCTAAACAGATGTATAAATGCAGAATTTAAAAGGAAAGCAATGGGCAAAGCCCGTATGCGTACAAAGTAGCGTGAACGTGAACCCCGCTTCTTCATTCAACGAATGGGCGCAAAGCCTCCGCGATGAAGACGCAGAATTCGACAAAGCATGGAAGCAATTCAAAACGGCGATAGTGAAAGCCCGGACTTTGAGCAAATGAAAACCGACGCTCTCGAACTCCTTAGGAACTCTTCGCTACGCGATGACGATGGAGGACTCGAAGACGAAATCTTGTCAGGAGAGCCGACCGAAGAACGGTGGAGCAAAATATTTTTGCAACTTCGCGCCAACCTTTTAAGACCTATTGACCTCCCCAATTTCAACCAAACGGAATGGGCGAGATCATACAAACAGAATTTTTAACCCCTAAAACCAAAAAAATGGGACAGTCTAAAATCAAGACCATTCAACCGAATGGCACCTATGATAGCCAAAACGGCTTAATGTACAAATTCGAAGTTCAACTCGAATCCGGAGAAAGCGGAGAGGTATCCGCAAAGAGTGAAAACCGCTGGAGCGTAGGCGACGAAGTAGAGTTCGAAGTCACCCCGTCGAAGTGGGGCGACCGTATGCGGCTCACGAAGCCGGGTTTCGGGCAAGGAGGCCAAAAGAACAGCCCCGACATCCAGAAGCGTATCGACGCAAGCTGGGCAATCGGTCACGCTATTACGCAGGAGAGCGATCCCGAAAAGATTCTCGAAGCGGCTGAGTTCTTGTTGAGCATTCGAAACACTTTAATCTCGAAGCTATGAAGAAGGGAGAATACAGCAGCTACGAAGACGTTTTATTGGCGCAAAGTATTAACCGTCACGTTGATTCTAAGGGGTCAATTAAATGGAAGGATATGCGAAACCTACAAGGCCGCCATCTGAAATCGATGCAGAACCGATGGACTATTTTAAAGAAGAAATACGAGTGGGATGGGGATAGGTACAACCTTAAACACGTCCCAAGAAAGTACGAGGGCACGTTAACACAGAAGGTGGAGCAGTATTTTGCAGAGAATCCCAACGCGCGACCAAAAGACGTTTGCAGGGATTTAAACGTGAACCATAATACCGTTTACTCGGTGCGTCGAAAAATGCTCCATAAAGGGCTTATTTCCATCGAAGGTAACGCTACCCCTATGGCCAACGTAGAAAATGCAAGGAAGGCCCCTCTAAATAAGCGAGTGAAGGTTTCTCGCTCCTTCTTGTGGGGAGCTATTAAATACGAACGCTATGAATAATATCAAATTGTTCCTAATCCGGAACTACGACTCCGTAGAAAAAGCCTCGCGAATTATCGGGGTCACCTCGAACACCGTTCGGAACTGGTGCGATAACGGCGGGAGAAATATGCTGAAGCACCTCCCGGAGATATCCGAAACGTGCGGAGCTACCTACGCTGAGAT